TCTTTCTCTCTATAAGTAAAATTATACTCCATTGCTACCTCCTTACAGTTGGACAAAAATGTCCGTGTACTTATGGTAATTATTTCTACCAGCCTTGTTTGGCTTGAGATCTGCGTGTTTTTTGAGCCTGAGCTAAACGCTCAGAGGATATTTTTTGAGAGGATAACCATAAAAAAACATTAGAATCATATTTGCCTTTATCATGGTAATTAGAAAAAAACATAATCTTACAAACAGGGCCTTCCCAAAAATACATACGTGTAAATGGTTCATCTGTAAATGGTTCCTCAAACTTTGAAGAACATTCTCCATATAAATCTTCTAAAGCAGCAAGCATTTTTTTCTCGTTATATGATGATATAGCTACAGAATCGCCACTAATGTTAATATGTACACTTTCTAATTGATTATTCCAAAAGGTATATTCTATTGGTGCTACAATAGGGATATTGCTTATAGAATCATTTTCTAAGTAAGTACCGTATGAAATCAATGTTGTACCATCGATCTGTTTGATTAAAGTATTTACTCTATCATCTTTAATTTCATAACTGTTAGGATATTTTTCTTTCAATTCTTCTATAGATGCACCCCAACTTAAGCCTCGAAATGATGTTGGCTCATTTGGAAAAGCTAATGCAGCAGAATTTATTGATAACAATAAAATGAAAATTAAAAGAATAAGTTTCGACATTAGAAATACCTTCTTTCTAAAACAGCTTATAAAAAATATCATTTCAATATCCTCAACCTACTGCGTCTTTTTCAAAGGTAGAATTTTCTACAGCCAAAAGAGAATTAATCATAGTTGTTACTGCTTGCTGGTTTTGTTCGTTTAATTGGCGGTAATTTTTTATAAGTGCTTTTTCTGTATTAGTAAAAGTAATAGAATCATTTGATTGATTGTCAACTAATTCTATTATATCCACATTTAAGTAATTGGCTAGCATTTGTACTTTATCCATACGGGGATATTTCTTCCCATTTAACCAGTCAGATACTGTAGATTGTTTAAAGTTTAATGCTTTTACTATATCGCTTTGATTTTTGCCTTTTAAAGCCATAATTTTTTTGAGATTAGTTTTAAATTTTTTGCGCATCTCATCGCTGACCATATAATCACCTCAGTTTCATTATAGCGATAAGCCTTAACTTAAGCAAGCGAAAAGTGTAAAAAAATACGCTTAAAGCGTTGACAAACGCTTTAAGCGGTGGTATAATAAGAAAAAACGAAAGGAGAATAATAATGAAAGTTACTTTAGAGGCAGCACGAGTTAACTCTGGAATGACACAGGAAAAAGCCGCATCGTTGCTTGGGATATCGCGACGCAGCTTGCAGAAATATGAATCGTATGAAATGTCACCAAGAGTTGATTTAGCCATAAAAATGAGCAAAATTTATAATTGTGAACTGGGTGATTTTATTTTTTTGAAACAAAACATCGCTTTAAGCGGTGAAAAAGGAGCGTAACGATGTTAGGACTAATG